GAAATTGAATGGTGCTGTTATGCTGGATGAACAATTCAACTGCCAAACGGAATCACCCCTTTCAGGAAGGCAAAGTAAGAACCTGACCGGGATAGATCAGGTTCGGATTCTTGATTTTGTCCTTGTTCAGATTATAGATTTTCGTGTAATCGGCCCCGTTGCCCAACTGCTTCTTGGCAATGTTCCAAAGACAATCCCCGGCCTTCACCGTATAGGTGGCGGTTTTCGGGGCCGTTGTAGTGGGCCGGGGTGCCGCCTGAACCGTAGCGGTGGCGGTTCCCCCGGAAGTCTTGGCCGGTTGTACGGTCACGGTCTTGGTGCCATAGGCTCTGTATTGTTTCAGGTTGATCTTCACCTTCACATCGAAGCCTTCACCGGCATCATCGGTAATTTCATAGGTTTCAAGGCCAACGGTCAAATTGGTGTAATGGAACATCCCACCACCGGGCTTCTGCCGGTTCAGGATAAATTGGAACGGGGTCTTGCTCACCTTCAGCCGTTCAAACAAGGACAGATAATAGGCGGCGCTTTGCGCCCCGCCGTTGCTGAAGGGATAGAACACTTGGGGAAGAACCAGTTCAAAGGACACATCCGAAAGGCCAGCGGCCTTCAGAATATTGATTTCTTCCCCGTTGATCAGGGTCATGGTCTTGTTCTGGTTGTTGATCTTCACCGTCACCTTGGAAGGGGTGATGGGCATAAGCGTTCCCGCCATATACAATTTATACGCCATTACTTATGCACCCCTTCCGCCGATACCGCCAACCGTTCGGCAAAGTTTTCTGTCCATGCGTCCATAATTCCATCAATATCCATTTCAGAAGAAATGTGATTTTCATTATGCTGTTCAATCTTGATTTCAGCGGTAGTGAACCGGTTGATTGCTTCACGCTCCGCAATGTCACGAAGATAGGCCAAATCTTCTTCGGCAATATCCAAGGCATCAGCGGTGGCCGCTGTGTTGTTTGCAATATCGCCGGTGTTCCCGTAAATGCTATCAAGATCATTGCCAAGGTTGAAGGCATCCAAAGAATCAGCCCCCATAGAATCCAAGGCGGAAAAATCAAACATACCGGAAACCTTATCGGCCACACCATCACCCCAAGCGGCACCGGAAGCAAAAGCATCAGCGGCCCAACCATCTTGGAAGGTGTCAAAGGTAGACATTCCTTCATTGAAGGCATCGGCAACGCTTTTATATTCCTCAACATTCCCATAGGCTTCAGCGGACTTGGCCGCATATTCGCTTGCTTTGCTGGTGATCCCGGAATAGTCGAACTCAACGAAGGGCAACTTGTTCAGGGCTTCACAAATACCGGCCACAACTGTAAGGGCCGTAGAAAGAAGGTTATAAAACCATCCCTGAACATTGGAAATGACATTATGGAAGGCTGTTCCGATATTGGAAGCACAAGCCCCCAAAGCGTTCCAGATACCCAAGGCAATATTCGCCACGGACAGGCCAAGGTTTTTGAAGAAGGAAATCACAACCATGATTCCCCCGCAAATCACACCGAAGCCGCTATTTGCAATTCCGGTGAACTTGGCAACTGCCGCACACGCCGCATAGATAGCCGCAATCACGGCGATAATCAGAAGGATGATCCATGTAATGGGGCAAGCCAAAAGCGCCGCATTTAGGCCCTGCTGGGCCGCTGTTGCGGCAAAGGTGGCAACGCTCCAAGCGGTGGTCATTGCTGTGTGAATTGCCTTAACTGCGGCCTGAACCGCCATAATGGTATTTCCAACCAACATGACACCGTTATAGATCAGCATAGCGGCCACAATGCCCATGATAATAGGCTGAATCCAACTCCAATTATCAACGATCACGGAAGCAATGGAAATCAGAATATCCAGCACCGAAGAAGCAATATTGGCAACCCCGGCAAGGCCATTGATCAGGGCCGTGGTCACTTGTTGGAACTTGGAACTATTGGCAATCTGATTGATTTTGGTCAGGATCGGGGCGAACATGGAAAGGGCCTGATTCTTCATCCCGGCCCAAATCTGCGCCCAAGTCTTGGGCATGGAATCGAACTTTGCGTTGGTTTCGTCCGCCATAGCAAACATGGCGTTCTTCACCACTTCAGCCGTTACCTTGCCTTCCTGTGCAACCGTCTTGATGGAACCTTCCGCAATGCCCATATATTTTTCAATGGCTCTTGCGATACCCGGCGCACCGTCCAGAATAGAGTTCAGTTCTTCACCACGAAGCGCACCCGCCGCCATTGCCTGTGTAAGCTGGATCATGGCGTTGCTCTGTTCTTGGGCCGTAGCGCCGCCAATAACGAACTGCTTGTTCACCTGTTCCATGAAGGCAATGACCTGATCCATATTGCCACCGAAGGCGTTACCAGCGTTCAGGCCAAGTTTCGCAACGGCGGAAGCTGTGTCAAAATAAACGGATCGGGAACGCTGGGCGGAAGCCATGATCTTCTGTTCCAAGGCTTCAACGGAACCGCCATCATCCACAAGCAAATTCAATCGGGCCTTGGTGCTTGCCAATTCATCCGAAATATTCAGCGCCTTATTGATCCCGGCAATACCGCCAGCGGCAATGGCAACTTTCTTGATGATGGACAGAAGCCCGTTGGCGGAATTGCTACCCCCACGGATGGAATTGTTGAAATTCTGCTGTTCGTTGTTGGCGTTCCTGATATTTTCTTCAATGGTATCAAAGGCGGTTCCCGCTCTCGCCCATTCTTCACGGGCTTCCCGGATTGCCGCCGTGTCAACGGCTCTACCGGAAGCCTGTTGCATGGCTTCAAAGGTGTTCAGCACAACCCCCATTGCCTTGTGCATACTCTGAAGGGGGCTGGTAACACCATCATAAAGGGCAATAGCGGCCCGGATGTTTCCCACAGGGATCACCACCTTTCTTGGAGAATAGAAGCCGGGGCCTTAATGGTGGCGGCCCCGGCGCTGTTTTCGTTCAATTTCCTTCTGCTTCTTCTTTTCAGCTTCCACCCGAACATCAATGGCCGCAATGATGAAGGCCCGTTCACGGCGGGGCAAAGCATAAAAGGCGGAAGGTGTCAAATGAAGTTCGTGAAGGCAATAGTAAGCAATGTTCGCTTCACCATCACCTTCACAGATCAGTTTTTTGCTTCATCAACCTCATCCTGCATGGTGGTATCAAAACCACACACTTCCTGAATCTTGGTCAGGTATTCGGCATATTCGCCGGGGGTCAGCATGGTTTTCAGAAGGGCATCAGCGCCCATGACCTTGTAGCTGTCCTGAAGTTCCTTATCATTCAGATTGGGGAACACGGTACAAGCCACGGCCAGCTTGCCAAGGTAAAGATCATAGTCGGTTTCCTTCTGATACTGGTTCTTCTTGCCGGGAACCGGAACACGCTTGGCACAGGACTTCCGAAGGGCTTCATCCTCGGTGCCGGTGATGGTCTTGATCTCCCAAGGAATGGGGTTGCCATCCTCACCCAAGAAGCGTTTGGAAGCAACAAACTTGATGTTCTCAACGGGAACGGCGTTTTCAGCCAAAAAAGCGGACAGGCTCATTGTTTTTTCCTCCTATATTTTGATACGAAAAAAGGCCCCGGCCCCTACCGAAGTAAGGCCGGGGCGCTCTGCTTACTGCATACCGGCCAAAAGGCTGAAGGTTTCGGGCATCTCGAAATCTTCAAAGGTGAAGTCCATATCTTCATCCAAGTATTCCGCATCAGCGTCAAACTTGGCAAGCAAGCCGCCGTCCATATTGCAATCCTTCAGGATCACGGTCTGACGGCCCACAGAAGAAGTGGGATCTTCATTTGTCACCTGAATGTCAAAATAGACATCCTCGCCGGTGTCCTTATAACGCTTCATCAGCTCACGGAAGATGGAAGTGTTATAGTGGAAGGTGGCGGAACCCGTACCCTTCCAGCCGGTGGCCTTATTGCCCTTGCCGGTCTTGCCCAAAATGGGAACTTCCGTTTTGTTCTTCTCAAAGTTGGCTTCAAGGTTGATAGCCTGCATGAAGTTGTAACGGTTATCCCCGATGGTCACGAAACATTCAGCCAAGGAAGCGGAAACAGCATCCTTGGCGTTCATGATGGTTCTATCTGCCATGATGGTTGTACCTCCTTACTGAACATAGACGGTCATATAAAGCTGTTCCATAGCGTTCACGGGGGTCACATAGTCAGTAACCACCACGGATTTCTTGGTATCGCCCTTTTCAACCGTCACATTTTCGCCGCTGAAGTTCTCAATGGCCCGAATATCCTGAAGTTCCGTGTGGTGCTTCACAATATCGTTCCAAAGGGAAATCCGGCCAGCGGCATCATTGGGAACCTTGCCAAGATACTTCTTGCCGAACAGAACGGCAATATCATTGGCGATCTGATCCAAAACTCGGATCGTCTGGTTGCTGGAAAAATCGCTGGACTTTTCATCCGTGATGGAAATGAAGCTGTTAATGTCAGTCAGGACACACACCGCTTCATCCACACGATGGAACATGAAGGAACCTTCCCTGATCCCGTTTTCAAGCTGGGTCTGCGTGAAATCGGTGTCCACATCGTATTCACCATCATAGGTCATGTTGGTGGCGCTCTTATTGACCGCCGTGCCGCCGATCACACCCGTAACCCAAGGGATCAGGGCGGTGGAAGTCTTGTCGGAAGTCAGGCCGTTCTTGACGCTCACAACGCCTTCATAGTCGGCCAGCTTGCGGAAAAGAACCACCTGAAACTTCTTGCCCACATCATCACGCATACGCTTTGCGAAAGCCGCAAACAGGGCGGTGATGGTGGCCTTGCTCTCGGTGCAACCCATAGCATTGAAAGTGTACGCTTCCGCCTGATCAAGATAGGTCTGATAGTCGGAATCGGCCACGGTGCCATTGGTGCCGCCCGTCAGGGGCAAGGAAGCGGTCAGGGAAAGGGTTCCGCTGGACTTCCAATCCACATAGGCATTGGCCTTCAGATCGGTGATAGCGGCCACACCTTCCTGAAGATCAACCTGAACGGTTCCCAAGAAGGTTTCCACATCGAACAGGGGCTTCTGTTCGGTGCTGTTTTCATTGGCCGTGATCACAACCCGAAGATCATTGCCACGGGTGCCGGGGTATTTGGCCGTTGCGTAGGTGTTGGACGCTTTCACGCCGCTGGAACCAAGGCGGAAGAAATGAACGGTCTTGGCGTGAAGGAAGATTTCACGCATGGGCTTCAGTTCATCCGCCGTGTACGCATAGCCGAAAATCTTCTGACTGTTCTTGATGAAGTCAGCCTGTTCCACCGTGAAAATCTTGCCTTCAGGCCCCCAATTCATGGCAAGGGGGATGGTGACAATGCCACGGTCAGAAAGGGTGGCGCTTGCCTGCGCCACAGAAATGAAGTTGATATATGCACCGGGCAGAACCTTGTTCTGCACCAAGAAGGTGCCGCCGCCAAGGGCCATATTAGTTCACCTTACCTTTCATAAAGTCTTTGATCAGCCCATCAATCTGATCATGGGTGTATTCCTTCCCATCTTCCAACAGGACAGACAGAAGATCACGCCGGTCAGCGTAACGCCTGAAGGTCAACACCCGTTCTTTGGGGAATACCACCGGGGCCGTGATGGTCGGTTCCTGTGCGGTGGCGGCTTTCTTTCTGGTAGCCATTCAATCACCCTTTCTTTGGCTCCACAGTAGTTTCCAAGGTTTCCATTGCGGTTTCCTCGGTTTCTCTGCGAAGTGTCAAATTGTAGTTCACGAAGAAGTGAAGAACCCCGTCTTGCACTTCATAACTCATGGAAGTTCCGTGAAGCACATCCCCATTGGGAAGGGTGATGAACTCCAAACATTCCATCAAATCCCCGGCCATAGTGAACAATTCAGCGTTGTTTCTCCCGCTGGTTGGGAAATAGTGAACATCCAGCGGGTTCCGGTTCATGAATCGGTTCTTCTGCAACGGGGAAATGTCAGGCTTCAGGACAGCAATAAAAAAACAGGGTTCCTTGAAGCCCTGTTCCACATCATTCTGATAGATTTTGTACCCGGCTCCAAAGGTGGCGTTCAGCTTCATGGAAACGCCTTTGATAATTTCGTTGATCAACTGAACACCCCCTTCAAAGCGTCATACAACATATCATTCAGAATGGACGGGGCCAAGGTTTTCACTTCCTGTTCGGAAATCGTCAACATGAACCGCCCCTTCACCCAACTTGCCTTCAGGGTCTTTCCCAAGGCGGGAACATAGCGCCCCGGTGTTTGCCGGTGGCCGTATTCCACATAGGACGCATATTCCAAATTGTTGATGATGGTCACGGTGTACTGATCCCCATGTTTTTCAATGGGAAGGATCGTCCAAGCATCACGCAAGGAACCGCCACGATAACCGGGCCAATATTCTTCCTTGGCTTCATCCGTAGCATACGGCGGAACCACACCAACGGGGGTTCTTTTCTTCACCTTATTCAGAAGGATTTGGGCAATCTTCTTGGCGGCATCCCGGCAAAGCCGATCCATGTCAACTTCCGAAAGCTGTTGAAGGCGTTCATCCAGCTTCTTCAATTCCCGGTAATCACACCGGCCCCATCTTCCCATCAGGCCCACCCCCTGAAGGGTTCAAGCATGATTTCTTGATGGTTGGAAAACACGCCCGGTTCACCGGAACGGGCATAGGTGAAGGTTCGTTCCATATCATTTGGACGGGTTACAACGATCTTGCAACCTGCTGGAACCTTCACATCCGGGGAAAGGAACAGCTTCACCACCTGTTGGGCGGTTGCCACTTCATCCCCATTGGTTGAAGTTAATGTTTCAAAAGACAACTTGCACGGCTGATCCTGAAGAAGCGGCTTTTCTTCAGAATCCGTCAGGTGGGTGACAGGATCGGTGACTTCCTCACGAATGAAGATAGAACACCGATCCTTCCACAACCGTTCCAAGGCGGTTCGCACGGCCTTATTCACCATACCAACCGCCTATAACGGTAGATTTCACCAATGCGCCCGTTGATCAGATAATCAATCAGGCTGTTCAACCTCTGTTCAGGGGTTGAACTACCTTCACCAAGGGCAAAGGTAATGTTGGTGTCACCTTCCTGAATGGATTTCACCGCCGCATCCAAATCAAACCCTTCAAGCTGTCCAGAACACTTCTTCATGTTCAGGTATTCGCCCACGGCCATAGAAACGGCCAGACTTTCCAACCCCTCCGGGATTTCGGAAAGGTTGGAAAGGTTTTTGATCCGCCATTGAACATTGTTCAAGGCAATATCCAACAGCGGATCATCAGCGGCCCCCGCCACGCCAAGGGCCGTTAGCATTGCAACCGCTTTATCACGCAACGGGGTTCACCGCCTTTAGCCACGGGAAAGAATCCGGGCAATGGGAATGGCCTTGTGGTTGATGTAAGAACGCTGACTTGCGGTGCTTTCACCGGAATGAACCAGCGTCCAGTTGCCGCCGTTTTCCAGTTCAGCCGCCGTGGGGCTGGTGCTTGCCTGCGTTTTCTTCTCATAGGACAGGCCGAAGGGGGCGAAAACCTTACGCTGACGCATATACAGCAAATCCTCACCGCCGTTGGTCTTGGGGTCACGGGCCATTTCATAGGGAACCTTTACGCCGATGTCCTCATAAGAGAAGGCACCGTTACCCATAGCGTAGGTGGTGTACTGAACACCAGCAACCACATAATCATTGGCCGCAAGGGTCTTGGAACCGAAGTAGGGCGTGACCTTGGACAGAAGGATTTCGCCATCAGCGGGGGTGCCAGAAGCAACGATCTTCAAAGCGCCGGTGGTGTTGGCATCGGCATCGAAATAGCCTTCAGAAACGGGCATCTGATCAGTGACGATTACCAGCTTGCCGTTCCAAGTACCCAATTCCAAATCACGCTGAATACCGTCCTTGTCGGTGTACTTCAGGCGTTCGATCAGGTTCAGGTTTTCAAGGCCGGTGGAAACATCACTATGGCAGAAAACCAAAGTGAACTTCTTCTTGTTCGCACCGCAAGCCTTGTTTGCCGCCGTGTTCAGGGTGGTGGCGGTCATAGCACCGGAAACGGTGGTGGTGTGCTTCTCCACAAATTCCTTGTTCTTGGCATCGGTGGTGGACATGGCAAAAATGCCCTTCAGGATGGAAAGAATGGTGGCTTCATCCAGTTCATCCTTGTACTGTGCGACCTGTTCGCTGATATTCGCCATAAAATCAACGCCACCGGTCACATCATAGGAGAAATCACGCTCTTTCCACGCCTTGGCACGGCCAACCACCACAACGCCCTGTTCAAAGGTCTTGGTGGAAGTGGCGGTAATGTCGGTAGAACCGTCATAGTTCACCGCATCACCGTCAATCAGGCCACGCATGGCAAGACGGGCGTAAGCGGTGCCGTTCTGACCGCTGAACACTTCCTGAATGTCAGGGTTTGCGGCCAATGCACGGGATTTCTTGATTTCGTTCATGTTCAGGTTGGGAACACGGGCCACCATGTACTTGAACGCTTCAGCATTGAAACTCTTGGAATCAAACTTGTTGTTAGGCATAGTTCAAAACTTCCTTTCTAAAAATAAGATTTGTAGGGGTGTTGGTTAGTCCAACTTTGCATCCGGGTGGGCTTCCAAATACTGACACAGTTCATCATAGGTCATTTTGGAAGGATCATCACCGGCCGGGGGTGTATCACTCTTTTCACCGGGCTTGGCACCCTTGAACTTCTTATCAGGGGCCTTGGTGTCAAACAGAAAAGCCGTGTCCTGACCGTCCACCAGCTTCTTGATTTCGTCACTCAAGCCCTTCACCGTGCCATCATCGGCCAGTTCAGCCTTGGCAAGAAAATCAGCCATCAGCGCCTTAACAGCGGTGTTGTTCTTGGCCTTGGCTCCGGTCAATGCCATATCAACGGCGTTGCCGATCTTCAGCGCCTTCAGTTCGGCTTCATGGGCCTTCTTCTGGTTGGCGTTGTCGGTCTGAAGCTGTGTGATCTGATCCTGAAGCGCCTTGGTGTCACCTGTGGACTTCTTCAGCGTTTCAAGCTGGGTGTCACGCTCTTTGATCGTGTTCTTTGCGTTGGTCAGTTCGGTGTTGACCTCATTGAAGCGGCTTTTTGTAACGAAGGAACCGTTCAGGCCCTCCATGACCTTATTGGCCTGTTCCTCGGTCAAGCCCCATTCCAACAGATTTTCCTTTGTCATAGTGATAACCTCCAAATCCTTTTTTACCGTGGGTTAGGAACCACGATTTTATTTAGATTTCTGTTTACCGCCCACAAATCCAAAACGGCGATGGTATGAAAAAACCACCACCGGCCAGAAGGCCGGGGTGGTCAAATCATCAATATTGGGTTCAATCCCAATGCTGATCGGGTGTGAACTTTTCCAGAATGGCGTAATACTTGGGGATTTCTTCAGGCTTCTTGCCGTTTTTCAGGGCGGTCAGCACTTCAATTTTTTCATCAAGAAGGTTTTCGCTGTCCAGATCAAAGAAGCGATCCACCAGCACATCAGAAACTTCAGTAAGAAGTTGATGAACCTTCATCAGCTTTTTTTCTTGATCCACTTAACCACCCACTTTCTTCAACATTTCCTGAATAACTTCATCCAAGGCTTCCACCAATTCCGGTTTGTCCTTGCGTAGCATATCCACCAAATCAGGGCGGACAATCGCCAAGGCTCCATAGTTGGCAAGGGTTTCTTCAGAACGCTTCCCAACATTACGGTAATATTGGGAACCGTGGCCGTATCTCACAACACCGGCATCACGGGCAGAACCACCGGAAAGCGCATCATAAATATCTTCAAGGGAACTGATACCGCCACCCATAGCATTTCGGCATTGGTAATCAATCTGTTCGCTTGCTTCCCGTTTCAGCCTATTGAACTCTTTTTTGTAGTTTGCATAGGAAATAGCCCTTGCATAATATTGATCGTTCAGGGCGGAAGTGGCGGTTCTCAACTCTGCGTTGATTTCCGCCGCAATACGCTCACATTCCTTGTCGAAGGCTTCAAACAAAGCATCAATATCATCTGCAATATCGGTATTGGTTTTTTGAAAAAAGGCGCTCAACTTTGCATTGCTGGAACTGAACCAACCGGAATATTTGGCCGGGTCTGCCCGGTTGAACATATCCATCAGGTGCATTTCTTCATGAAGCGTTGTCACCACTTGCCCGGTCAAATCATCACCGGCCAACTTTGGAATAATCAATTCAGCTTCCGCAAGCTGATCATTCCGGGTGTAATAGCGATAATTGACCGCATGATTTTTTCCGTGGGAAACCTTCATGGGGATTCCATTGGCCCTAATATTCTCCATATCGCCCATCTTTGCATAAAGGGCCACCACATCAGGATCAGCATTTTCACACCCGTTGACATACTCCATCAAGGTTTTGGTGTTCTTCAGTTCCTTCTTATCGGTCAGATATTCCGGGAACATTTCAGGCTTCAGGGTTTCCAACGCCCGTTTTGCCTTAATTATAGCGGCCCCGGTTGCAACGGTCAAGCCAGCCTTGGAACCATTGTTCACGAAGGTCTGAACCCAATCAGCATATTTCATGTTGGCGGGAACATAGTACACATCCCCATCAGCGTTCCGGGCGGCTCTCTCACCGGCATACTTGGGATCAATGGCCGGGGCCGTGGTTCCTCGACAGTTAGGGTGGAAGGGCGGAACGGTCACGCCGGGTTCATATTGGGAAATGGGGATCACCTTACCATCAAGCCCACCACAAATGGAACAGGTATTGGAATCCAGCGTTTCAATGATTTCCACCATTTCAACATCCAAATCCTTGTAACATTCCTTAGTTGCAACGGCATTGAAATAGGTGGTTTCGGTGTTGACCAATCGCCCCGCCTTATACCGATGAACCCCGAACTGCTTCTGAATGGCCGTGGTAATCTTGGACGGGGAATCACCCCGAAGAAGCCCTTGCGTCAGGCTCTTACTGACCGAACCCACCAAATCATTCTTGTTCAGCCAACAGCGATCCCGGAAGGTTCGCCCGTCCGTTGTCCAAGGCTTTGAAAGCAAGGTTTCAAGTTTCTTCTGATCCAGCCCGGTAATATCCCAACCAAGGCCCACGCCCTTCTGAACCTCAAAGGCTGTGTGGGTGTAGCCGTTGCCCACAACCTTCTTCAACAGGGCATCCAGACTATCAACCTGATTGCCGTACAGCAATTCAAGCTGTTGCTGAATACCTGTCTGAACAGCTTCAAGGCGGGAAATGTGGAACCGGGCGGACGCATTTTCCAGCTTCTTCAGCCATGCCGCATCCAACCCGGCCTGTTCACCGATCTTGATATACTGTTCAACGCTCCAATGAAATTCTTCAAGCTGTCCAGCGGTCAGCCATTTCCGGGCATCGGTCAGGCTGATTTGGTTGTTCACCGCAAAACGGGCATACCAGCTTTCAATTTCCTTCTGAACCGAACGCTGGGCATCCAAATACAGTTCTTCCATGTCCTGAATGGTTCGCTGGGCTTCTCGGTGGGCGCTGTCCTCCAAGATGGAAAACCGTCCACGCCAATAGTCCGCATTTCTCATGGGCGGTTCCTCCAATCCTGAAAAATGGTGCTGAAGGTGGGATTTGAACCCACACGCCTTGCGGCAACGGATTTTGAATCCGCCGTGTCTGCCTATTCCATCCACTTCAGCTTATTAGGCCACGCTGTTTCTTCATAGGGGCTTGCGCCTTGCTGAATTTTGGTTCCTTCCTTTGTGGCCTTGGTAGCCCGTGCCGGGATCGAACCGGCGTTACCGCCGTGAAAGGGCGGTGTCTTGACCACTTGACCAACGGGCCATGATGGGCCGGGGAAGGGAATTTCACCCTTTGGCGGGTAGGAGTAATAGCACCCCGCCACACTCAATGTCTGCCCCGGCGTATATTGTGAAACGGCGGGGGTTATTCGCCCCCACCATTATCACCTTGGTTCGGGTTGCCGGTCTGGAAGGCCCCGGCGTATTCCTGTGCCTGTGCCATAGCTTCTTCCTTTTCCTTCTGCAACCGGGCCATTTCTGCTTCAACATCCGTAACCCACGGGTGCTGTTCCACAATGGTTTCATTGGACAGAATACCAACGGACTTGGAACAGTTTTCAATGGATTCCGATTCATTGATCAGAATATCCCTGTTGAACACAATCGCCACATCATCCGTGAAATCTCCAACGCCGGTGTTGCTGAAGTGGTTGTTGATGAACCACAACAGTTCTTCAAAGGCCGCTTGGAACTCGGTTTCCATGCCGTTTGCGTCAAGGTCAATGTCAGAATACATGGATTGAATGTTCATCTGATTGGGATTCCCGGACAGGCGATCATCTTTGGCATCGTAGCCACGGGCATTTTCAATCAGGGCTTTCTTGAACACATCCAAAATGGCCTTGTAGTTCTCGGAACTGACTTCCACCGTCAGGGTGGTAACACCACCATCATCACGAACCTTCACGGCTCCGAAGGTGGCAAGGTTGCGGCGGAACTCACCAAGATTTTCACCATCGTAATTCTTCAGGATCAGGATGGTGTTCCGTGCGTCCTCTTGCATATTGTTTTCAAAGTCGGAAATCATGGTGTTGATTCCGTCCTGAAGGGTTTTCACACGGCGAATCAGGGGGATTTCCTGTTTGTTATACTTGAACGGAATCAGGGGAATCCGTTCCCAATTCAATTCGGTGGGTTCCTTGCCTTCTTCCTCAATGGTGAAGTAGCTTTCATGTTCCCCGGCTTCCACATCAGGCTTCAGTTCGCTTCCATCATAGATATACCGGTAAAGGCCATCGGTCTTGAACAGTTCAACCCGTTCAATGATTTTCTTGGTATATCCATCCCACACTTCCTGCGGGTAAAGACGGATAGCAGAATCAAGGATGGTGTGATCATCGTCAGCCCAAAACGGAAGAACTTCATAGGCCGGGAAATGTTTGAAGGCCAGATTGCCCTTTTTGTCATAGAACGGGAACAACCAGCCAAGGCCACCATTCAAGGCATCTTCACAAACATACTTCAGAAGCCGATGGAACCGCTTATTGAACACATTGTTCAAAGCGTCCGCATAGGCTTTGTTCTGACAGTTCACCGTGAAGGGCTTGCCCACAAGGTAGTTGGTTTTCTGATCCACCATCAGGGCATATTGGTTATCAATCAGGCGGTTGTTCGGAAGATTGTCCACTTCCTGAAGTTTGCCATCAGCACCAATGATTGTGCGCTTCCGGTTCAGAATGTCATGACGGCCTTCATAGTAGTCAGCGCCTTTGATCTGATCCATGCGCTTCAGGCTATTCTTCCATTCACGGATTTCAGCGGCGTAAAACTGAAGTTCAGTCATGCCGTTTCGCCCACCCTGAAGGATCAGGCGGTTGATACGCTCCATAGCGTTATCCAGAAACATATTCAATCACCCTTTCCTTTCACCATCGGGGGGGGGCAAAACCCACCGGCCTGTTTCGGGTTTTCTCTAAAACCAAAGACTGATTGGGAAGTTCCACTTCAATCTTCAAGGTTTTATATGGAAGGCGTTCAGCCCATTGTTCAATCTTGTTCAGAATGTACTTCTGTTCAAACACGGGCTTTCACCGCCTTTCTTCATTGCTTAATAAACGCAAACACACGGAAACCGTGTGTTTTTTGTGTGTTTTGTTACTATCATGTTATTAGTCGAAGCTGAAGGCGGGGCCAACCAACATATCTTCCAGCCCGTAACGCATAGCGTCCATAAGGTGGTTGAAATCATCAATGGGAACATTGATCTTGGCCCCGAACTTATCTTCTGCCCATGTGTAGTTTGAAATCTCTGTGATGAAGTTCACGCATCTGGGATGAACAATGATGGTGTAACCCTGAATGTACTGGATTCCGTTGTTCACGCTGTCCTTGCCCTTCCGGGCGGCTCTGATACGATGAAGGCCAGCATCCCGCAATTCATCAATGCTCTTGGGTTCGGCACAATCGGCCTTGATCCGTTCCTTGCCGTAACCCATACCGGTGATCCGGTCACAGATTGCCCGGTTCGTCAGGGCCTTTTCATACAGTTCATCAAACACCCAAATGGTTCTTTCCTTCTCACTCACCAGCCCACAGAACAGGGCCGTTGGATCGTTGGTATAACCGAAGTCAAGGCCGAAGGCGCTTTTCACATCAGGCTTCTTGGAAATAGCCAGATAGTCAAAGGCTTCTTCCCGCCAATTATCGAAAATCAGGCCATCCACAATGCCCCAACCCCCAAGGCCAGCCACCTTGTAGCGCCGGGGGTTGTTTTCCCGCATTGTTTCAAAAACCTTCAAATCCGCCGCATCCAGCCATTCATTACACAGGTAATTGGTGGTTGTGGCGTAAATCTGCCCATCCGGGCTGATCCAGCTATCATGAAACTTGTATGTGGGGTTTCCTTGGGCATCCTTGCCGGTGATCTCCCCGAAGAAGCGTTTCCTGATCCAATGCTTTTCGTTCCACGGGTTGAATGTCAGCGTGATTTGCTTGAACAGGCCGGTTTCTTCCGGGATAGCACCACGGATGGATTCATCCAGCATATCAAAATCAGCTTCATTCATGATTTCGTATGCTTCTTCAATCCAGCACCAGCACAGATAACCAATTTCAACCGTAATTGAAGTGACCTTCAGGGGATCATCAAGGCCCCGGAAGTAAATCTTCTGACCGGTGGGAAGGTAGGTCATTTCAAGGGGGCTTTCCTTGATTTCCCAATAGGCCGCAACACCAAGGCGGTTGATTGCCCATTTCAGTTCGGTGAAACAGGAATCTTTCAAGGTTCTGAACACCTTGCGAACCACAAGCGTATTGGCTTCAGGGTATTGCATCATCCGTTTGATGATGTTCAGGGCCGTGGTCTTGGATTTCTTGGAAGCACGGCTTCCCTTGCACACCCGGTAACGGCCTTTGAAGTTCCAGAAGGTTCCGTAACCCTTGCCAACCACTTCAGGAAGGTGAACCCGCTTGGCCTGTGGGCTAATCTTCAAGCTGATCATCCCCTGTGATAATCACCGGAACGGCCCCTTCCACACCCACCTTGTCCGTGAACATACCGTAACGCTTGCCGATCAGTTCAGCGGCCTTCAGCCTTTCCTTGGCTCCAACCTCTTTCTGCGTCAACTCTTGGCAACCGTCACCACACAGGATGGGGATTTCTTCAGTATGTTCACCCCGCATCACCGAAGTCAGGTATTTCATGACTTCTTCAGCATCAGCGATCTTAGCCGAATGAAGTTTTTCAAGTTCGGTTTCGATGTACGCTTTCAAGTCAGGTTTTGCAAGGTTTTCAGAACCCGTCTGCTTTGCGGTCTTAGGCGAATACCCGGCCTTGATTGCCGCATCCGTAGCATTGCCGCTGATCAGGTATTCATCACAGAACTTCCGCTGTCTTGGTGTCACAGGTATTCACCCCTTTCCTAAAAAAGTGAAATGCACCCCTTATAGGGGTGCATTTTTACGATTCCAGAATAACACGCTTGATACTATAAAATCCTACACACTTTTCACAAGAATAGGATTTTACACTACTGTTCAAGCGATAATAAAAGGTTAGGGTTCTTTTCAGAAAAAGAAATCAGGGCCTTCCCGTGAATCTTATAAACCTGTGAAATTGAAAAGTTAAGGTCAAAGGCAATATCAAGCCATTTCTTCCCGTCAATGTATCGGGCAATCAGAACATTTTGCTGATCGAAGTCAGGAAGGCTCCGAATTGCCTTCATGGTGGTGTTCTTCAGGTCAATAAGTTCATCAATCCGGGCGTTGATGGTTCGTTCAAGTTCATCAATTTTGCAGATCGTTTCTTCAAGGCTGTTCTTGGGGCCTGAAGTTTGAACCTTATCCTGTTTCAGTTCACACCCGATGGAAGTCAACCGGGAACGCTCTGTTGCAACCGTGTTCAGAAGTCTATTGATCAAGGCATCAAGGCGGCTGATCTGATTCAGAAAATCCTTGGCCTGTTGGGAAAGGTCTTTGTCATTCACTATGTAACACATCCTTTCTGCGGTAGTCTGTTCCGTTTTCATTGCATCTGTACCGTGGATAAATGCCGAAAAATCAAGGGGTTTCAAGGGTTTGGAACGCATGGAACAGATAAAACGGGCAGTTTCTTATATACACATTTCTTATATATTTTTTTCTTTATAAGAAGAAAGTATATTTACATCTGTTCCACCTGTTCCGTCCTCTGAAAACAACTGAAAAAGTCTTGAAAATCAAGGGTTTTCGTGCGGAACAGATATAGGGAAAACATCTATTCCATACCTGTTCCACACGCTGTTCCAACTCCTACTGAAGAATACTGGTTAGCAAATCCGGTTCCACCCTTTAGCATTTCCCTGAATAACCAATGTAAGGACGAATGACATAAACACCATCCAGCACCGGCAAAATTCAGATGATAGCGCACACGGGAATAACATTGCATAACAGAACCGCATAAAACCAATATCATGTTTCTGAAATAGAAAGGAATAAATCTTTTTCATCGGTGTTCCACCGCTGTTCCTGCAATTTCAATGGCTACCGCCATACCCTTGAAATCACATTCATCACCTTCAACTTCCAAGGTGTCACCGTCAGCATTTTTCAGAACGGCGGTGTAAACTTCATTTTCTTCATCATAGCTGAACTGACAATCGTTTTCAGAATAGCGGTCAATATCTTCTTGATTGTCACACTCCAAGAAGGTGAAATCCAGCAATTCAGCGCCTTTGCAGTTACCGCCGATTTCAAAGGAAACATGGCCGGTATAATCCCATTGCATGAAAGTCACCCGGATTGTATGGACACCCCGAAAATTAGGGTCATAAGAACTGATCATTTGTATTCCCTCCCGGTCTTACGGTCTTTGATTTCAATGCGGTTCAGAAGTTCAAACCCCGCCAAACGGGTGATGTACTTCAGCACGAAGATCAGGGTGTTCACCCGCTTCTGCTGTTCATCCTCGTCACGGATGATGTTCTTTGTGCCGTGATAGGCTGTCGGATCGTGATACCCTTCAGCATTTTCCCAAGGTTTAGGCATCGGTTTTCCCTCCTTCTTCTCTGTACCATTCTTCAATATCACACCCAATGTCCTTCAGCTTTTGACGGGCAAGCCACCCATCATCTTCCTGATCCATCAGGTAATATTCCCGTAGCTTCAGAGTTTCGGCATAGAACAGCTTCCACGCCAGCTTCAGGCGCTTAGGGCCAAAGCCAAATTGGGTGTGAAGCATCCACAGAATGGATGATTCCTTATCCATGTCGAAAGCCCGGTCATTCGCCACAATCTGTTCATTGATTGCTTGGTTCAGGGCCTTTTCTTCAGCTTTGTTGAACTGAACGGCGAAGATTTTACCACCGGACTTCTTAAACATCGGCATGGTATTCACTCCAAATATCATCAAAGCACACCGGAATCAGCCAATGAACCTTGTCCAACAGGATCAAGGCCACTTCCCGCATCTGCGGATGTGCGGCGGGTGAACAGCGTAACTTCAGGAAATGCCGCCATTCACGAATGTTGGCCGTCATGACCACTTCCGTTTTCAGGCTGTTAGGCAGAACAGAACGGGCTTCTTGCGGGGAACAGCCTTCATCCAGCAAGGCAAAATAGGCATCTTCAGCATCCCGCATGGCAATTCTCCAACAATCCATTTTCACCTTCTCGCCCAAGGTGTTTTCATCCCAAAAACAAGGCTTGATCACCGTGATTTCCTCACCGAACTTGCCCTTGCCGTAATTGCAATAGCGGGTGGATTCCTGACAGTAAGAAGCCATCCGGTGGCGGACGATCTCATGAGAAACCCCACGATCACAAATGAACTTCACCGTAAAGGAACAATGTTCCAGAACCGCTTCATGCCCTCGCTTGATGATCCCGGCAACGAACTTTTCAGCGGAACCTTCCGTGATCTTATCCTCGGACTTGTAGCAGACACGGCCACATTGTTCCAGCCGCTTCAGAATAGTGGCCCCATCAATCGGGGTGATGAACTGCACATCAGGCTTGATAATTTTCATTGTTCTGCATCCTCCTTACAATCTGCCGGGTAAAACATATCATCGGTGCCGTTCTGTCTGTGAACACATTCATCACAGGGAAATTCATCCCCGAAGCGGTCACGGTGTTTGCATCGGCGGCACGGCTCCGAAGCCGCCTTGATTTTGGGAACCGGGGCCTTCATTCGTGCTGGAATATCCTGAAGTTCCGGGTGTTTGATTTCCATGTAAAGGGCGAACAGGCAATTCCAGCAAGCCGCCCGAAGGTGGGGTTCATCGTCCATCCCCATCATGTACTTGGCAAGGTGGCGGAAGGCCGAATCAATCAAGCTGTGAATGGGAATACCCTTTTCACAGTTCCGTTCACCATACTTCAAGGCCCCTTCTTCACAATGTTTGGAAACCTCTATCAAGGCTTCCCACGGAAGTAAATCCATGCGGCCTTTGCCGCTGTGCATATCACGAACAGCGCCGGTTCCAAACTCGGTGCGTTCACCGCTGTCTTTAATCATGCCAACCAGTCAACCTTTCTAAATTATTTTTTAATCTGGCCACAATCTCACGGGCTTCCATCGTACCCGTATGCTTTGCAATGGCTTCATTTCGCCGATCCGTCAAGAAACCACGATCCAGCGGGTGGCACTTTTCCAAATCAGCATTACACCGGTTGATTTCTTGAACCAAGGCTTCCGCACGGGCCTTCAGCCGGTCTAAACATTCCTGAAGAATGGCCTTCTGGTATTGGGCGATTGTTTGAATGTTAATTTTCAATTCAGGATCATCCCGATATTCAATAGCTGAATTGACATCAAGGCCGTGTTCGGTGCAAAAGGTTTCTGCATCAAACAGGCTATTGAACACCCGCCGCCCAACCTTGGCATAGGGAATGTTTTTGTTCTTGAACTTGGAATATTCGTGGGCCATTCAGCACCATCCTTTCAGTTGAACCATTTAATCACCGGATCACCGGTGAAGCCCTTTTCCCACACATACCACGCATAGGCAATGGCGCTTTCCGGTTTCCCGGTCATATCACCGTTTTTATAACAGGCCAGCCGGGAACGGCTGATATAAACTTTTCGGGGGGGGGTATGCCTGAAGAACTCACCCCGTTTTTGCCCCTCCAAGAACTGAACCTTCAGGAACATAGCCACTTTCCCACCGGGGCGGACGCTTTCAAGCGCCCTTTGAACAAATTCAAGCCCCATTGAATATGGCGGGTTTGTGATTATATCGCCTTCAAAATCGTCCAGCGTTTCCTTCAGAAAATCCAACGGTTCAGGATCACCGAAGCCCCGGTAAATCAGATCGGTTGAAATGACTTCATACCCGTGGGCCTGAAGCACCTTGGAAATGTGGCCTTCACCACAGGCCGGTTCCCAAATGACCGGGGAAAACTGTTCCAGTTCCAGAAGCATTTCCACGGCCTTTGGATCGGTGGCGTAGTAATCAAATGCTTCCCGTTCTTCAGGAACATGGTTGGAACTGCCCAATGTGGTGAACACCTTCTTAGAACCACTCATTCTGCGTCACCGCCTTTCACAAATACACGGGTTTTCCGGTTTCTGATCCACTTGGGAACCGTTGTGAAGCCACAGCGTTTTGTGATCTGCCGGGAAAACTCAATCTTGGAAAGGGCTTGGAAGTTGTTTGCAATGCAATATTCCTTATACCGGCGATACACGGAATCGGTGGCTTCATTTTCAATCCCGTCAACACCCACTTCATTGATGAACCCAATAATGGGGTTGTTGTTTTCCTCATATTCGTCCAACTGCCCCTGAACTCTGCTGGAAGTGGTGAACTGTGCGTTCCCAAGAACCCGCTTCAACCCCTGAAGACCAAGCAAGGCCAGATATTCCATAGAACCCTGTTCACACAGTTCGTCCTTGATAAACGGGCGGAAGTCAGCATCATTGGGGGTGAACTTGGCATCGAAGGGAACAATCACCAAACGCCGCTGAACGGCTCCGGTTTTATCCTTGATACGGGGAATGTTGTTGGCGCTGAACAGGAACTTGGAATAATTGTTGAACTCAAATGGATCTTGCCCTTTGCGCTCCACATTCACCCGATCACCCGTGACCAGCTTCTTGAACACGGAAGCATTGGCAATAAATTCATCACCAATATCATCACCGATGTTCGCCAGCTTGCCGAACAGTTCAGCGGTTTTGAACCTATCGCCCAATTCCTTCAGGTCAAGGGAAGCAATGTTCTGATCCCCAAGAAGGTTCTTCACCACATGAAGGAAGGTGGATTTGCCGTTGCTCTTATCGCCAATCAGGATGAAGGCTTTGCCAAGTTCATTGCGGCGGTACATACAATAGCCCACCATTTCTTCCAGCAAGGCCCGGACTTCAGGATCATCACAGGCCAGCCGGTTCAGGGTATGATCCAACAGATCATCATGGGCGGCGGGGTTGTACGGCCACGGGATTTTGTTTGTAATGACCACATCCGGGGTGAACTCTTTGAAGGAACCATCCCGGATATTGTAAAGGCCGTTGCTGAAAGCAATGATATTCGGGTTGGTGGCCTTGGTGTTTTCCTCAATCATGATTTCCAGATAGGACAGGACTTCCGAACGCCATGCCCGTTTCAGGTTGCTGATCAGCTTGATCATGGCCCCTTCAATCTCACCGGCACCGGAAACATAGATACCATCCTTATAAATGTGAAGCTGGTTATTGATCTTCACAATATGGTTGTTGTTCTTCAGGTAGGTGGCGAACTTATCAAACAGGAAGGTTTTATCCCGGAAGAAGGATGTTTTCTTGAAGGCATCATCCCGAAGGATCACATCAAGTTCCTTGTCGGAAAGGGGCTTCTTCAGCACATAACGGTTAATCAGCCTGATACATTCACGGGCTTCTTCCTTGGTAAAATCGTCACTCTGAAGGGTCAGAATGTAGTTGAACAGGGTTTGGTTCCGCCCATCACCTTCCCCAAGGTTCGGAAAATCATAGTTGCTTTTCACCGGGGTCAGCCATTTGGGAAGTTCCTGAATCTCCCCTTCAGGGAAGTCATACAGAATGGGCCGTTCCACGCCACCGGACTTCAAGATTTCATAGCTGTTATTAGCTCCAACCTTTCCATCCGTGGTGATACCCACGGCCAAGGTGCATTTCGTCCAGCTTTTTTTAACACCACAGTTCTTGAACAAGAAGTGTTTTCCCCGTGTGGTGGCGTACACTCTGCACTTCAGTTCTAAATCCTGAACAATTCTGAACAAAAGTTCAGATGTTTCCGCATCGTCCACATCAATCAGGATGGTTTCTTCTCCAAGAATACCGGCGTATTCATCAAGGTCTTGGACTTCTGAACGGGTTTTCAGTTTTTCAACGCCTTTGAATTTTTCAAGGCATTGTTTATTTCTGGTAGGCACATAGCCCCTAAACAGTTCCATGCTTCAACGCTCCCCCCCCCCGAAAGGTTTTATTGTTCATCGTTCCACCCCAAAATCTTTCAGGCGATCCCAAGCAACATCAATGTAATATTGCTTGTCCAGTTCATCCGGGATGGGAAGGTTGGTCACATCATCATTGATGAAGAAACAATGATCCGGGGTGTTGCCGAACTTTTCAGGATTCTTTTCCCGGCCCTTGACGATTTTCCCGGAAACCTTGAAGATTCCGCCCTTGCTCTGATCCTTGGAAGCAAACACCCGGAAGGTTTTATCCGTCTGAACCTCACCACCGCTGAAGCGGGTGATTTTCTTGGAACGGCCTTTTTCATCCCTGATCTTGGCTTCCGTAATCATCGGGGAATAAAGGGCGTATTTGTACTTGCTGGACACCTTCACCACCTTCTGAAAATCCCGAAGATCGGAACATTCCATGATGGTTGTTTCCGGGCTGATCCCCTGAAGGAAATAGTTCACAATGGCCCGGTTGACAATGGGAAGGTCATAATCCAGATCGGACAGTTTTTTGACATAGGCACCCTTGCACTTCCAGCGGGGTTTCCCTTTTTCGTCACGAAGCGGCCCGGAAGGAACAATGATGTAATTGTTCACATCCTTCTGATACACCTTTTGAAATTCATCAAATTCAAGGCGCATCCCGGTTCTTTGCTCCCATTCCCAGCACAGATCGTCCAGCATTTCAAAATCTTCATACCGGCGAAGTTTGACCAAAATACCATCCGTGTTGCTCTGGATGATTTCACAATGATCTTCCAGCCGTTCAATCAAATCCAGAAGAAGAAGCTGACCGCCCACACAAACATTGTTGGCTTGCCGGGGGTCATACATGGCGTTGTGCTTATCTTTCATAGCGCCATAGGTGCTGTTCAGAACGATTTTATAAGGCTGTTGCATGGGGTTCTTCTCTGCCTTCAGCTTCAGGCGGGTGTGGTAGATTTCCGCATACTTGGAAGGATCGTGAACATTGCGGGAAAGCCACTTATAAACCAGCATCAAAGATGGGTAATAGGAAGCCACATCCACATTGACGAACCAGCCTTCCCCGTGATATTTGGGAATGGCCCCATGAAGGCCACCCCAAGCGAACACATGGGGAACCCCGGCCACATCCAGTTCAAGGGTTTTGGAATAATCACGGTTCAAGGGGTTCTTGTACCAATTCAAAACTTCCGTGTATTTTTCGATCCGCAAGCTGGGCGGGAACTCAATTTCAAATTCATCATTGTGTTCCCTTTGAACGGCCCCAAGGATTTTGGCGGAAAGCTGTGCTTTGGTGCGGCCAATGTCAGAAATGGGAAGGTGAAACGCCTTCACAAGTGACATTTGGGCATCAAATTCATCTTCCTTCCGCCGTAACCACACTTCCACCGTCTGTTCCACATCATGGCGGCAATATTTGACAGTTTCGGCCAACTCTGCTTCAGTCAAAGGCCGGTCAATGTCGAAGGGAACAGAAGTTTCTTTAATGGAATGGCCCATGAACGCTTCCAGCGCCTTTAGGCTGATTGGCGGGTTCGGCATCACATCATAATTGATCAGCGGGTATTCCCTGAACAGGCTTGAATATCTGTAACCGGGTTTATCCTCTGCAATGATCCAATCATTCACAGGCTTTGGATCAAACCCACACAGAATGGCCTTCAGGATGTACTGATCATAGTTCCGGGAATTGTAACCGGCCCAAATCACACCCTTGTGTTCCTCATAGAAGCGTTTCAGCTTGTCGGGATCGTTGATAATCACGGTTTCTTTCCGGGCGTTCAGGTCGATCAGGACAACCAACCAGTCATACCGGAAAACCTCAAAATCATAGAAGATCATCAACTCACATCCTTTCAGCTTTTGTGAAATCGGTCAGCGTTGCCGCCTTATCAGCCCCGCCACGGGAAGGCTTTCACTTGGGGCCATTGTGGGGCCGAAGCCCCACAGGTTGTGCTTGAAAGTTAAGGTTCAAAACCGCATCAAGCACTATTTGTGCTCGATTTGATTATAAAAAATCTGCGGTCAGTTTTCAACCTCAAAAACCTCCTCAACAGTGATGGAATTGAAACGGGAATCATCATAGTCCACCGCATATTCCAAGGTTCCATCAATAGCTTCCGCCACATCAAGAACAAGCTGGGCAAACTGCTTGTAGCTGGTGAAGCTGATAGGAACACCGGAATCCAGCTTTTCAAGGAAGCCCATAGCGGAAGCGATCATGTTCTTGTCATTTTTGGTGCCGTAAAGGACACGGTTCATGAAAAGGCGCTGGTTCTTGAACTCACCGGACAGGATTTTGAAGGACACGGCCAGCATGGGGCGGTTGGGATCGGCCTTGGTGCCTTTGATCTCCATGCTTTCCAGCTTCACTTCATACTTGCCAGCGGGAATGGTGGGGAAATCACCGCCGCCGTTCTTCTTGGCATCCTCCACATCAGCCTGAAGGCCCTTCAGATCAACAGAACGATCAATCTTGTCAAAATCAATAGCCATAGTTTTTTACCTCCAAAAATGTTGTTTTTATATTTGGTTGGAAAGAATTTTTCCAATTTCCCTGATTGCATGGGCGATCTTTTCACGGTTTATCCGCTTTTCTTGAAGAACACCCGTGATAACTGCGGCTTCCGTCTGAATGTCCTGAAAGGCTCTGTGATTGCTTTCAAGGTCAGCTTCATAGGAAGCAAGGTCTGTGTTCTCACCAGCCTTGGCCGATCTGACTTCTTCATCAGCTTTTTCAGCGTATTCCCGGAAATACTTGGCCGCTTCATAACCCATGTATTTTTCAACCAGATATTCAAAATCACGGGCCTTGAAGATGGTTTCAGGCTTCCCGGCAATCATCAGCACATCAGCCATTATTCTTCACGCTTCTTCCGGGTACGGCGGGGCGGGTTGGCATCCGTCTTGGGTGCGGGTTCCTCTGCCTGTGCCTTGGGGCGATCCCACAGGGGGCAACCATCGGGGCCGCCTTCCTTATGGCAACGGTGGCCAGCGTCAATGGACGGGCAAAGCGGGATTTCCGGGTTCTGATCGTGCTGTCTGAAAATGCGCTCACCGTCCGGGCATTTGGGAAGATTATCCCAAGGCGGGGTGTCACCGGTGGCCGGTTCAGCAACGGAAACAGAATCATCCTGTTCACCGCCGCCCGGTGTCCAAGTTCCATCAGGATCACCACAAGCCGCCTTTGCCGCATCTTCAGCCGGGTCATAGTTGTCAGCCGGGGGCGGGGTTTCGGCCTTGGCCTTTCTGCCCCTTCTGCTGGGCGCTGTGGTGGCCGTGTCGGTGGTTTCGGGTGCGGGGGTGGCCGGGGTATTGCCGCCACGCTTCACGGCTCCTGCGGCCTTCTGGTTGGCTTCCTCGTAGACTTCACAGAAAGCGTCATAGGTCAGCGGGATTTCCTTATCACGGACAGTCAAACGGCCACCGCCGAAGATCACTTCAGAAGTCTTGAAAGACAGCACCCGTTCATCATCGTCCGCCACGATACGGGCCACCAGATCAACCATACCGGCCACCTTGTTTGCCACCTTATCCTGAAGGTTCGGCTTGATGGAACTGATCTTATCGCCGCCCTTGCGGGTCAGGTCACGGCTTCTGTCCTCATGGCTGATCAGGATGATGTTTTCATAGTCCAGATTCACAAGCCGCTTCAGGGTGTTCAGGAACTCGCTTCTGACCATATCCCACGCACGGAAGGAATCATCAGATTCATGCTTCCAGCCCTGACGGTCACAGATGTAAACCCGGCACGATTCATAAACATCTTCCAGAAGGTCAACCACGATGGTTCGGAAATCGTTCTGTTTCTTTTCCAGTTCGGCCACGGCATCCATGAACACTTCATAGGCCAACTTGCGCTTGGTGATACGGCCTTCCACCGTAACGGTGTCACGAATGGCGATATAGGGGGCATCCACAAACTTGATGTTGCCATCCGTGTTCAACATCAGGGGATCGGGGAACTGATTGGCAAAGAAGGTTTTGCCGCTGAAGGGTGCGCCGTAAAGCCACACAACCTTCTTCTTGGTGGCGTTCAGGTCACGGCGTTCATTCTTGGGAAGTAACATATAATCCCATCCTTTCTGACAATATTCTTCATACTCACACCATCCACAAAAATGGTTTGGGTTCTTGGGAAAGTCTGTGGCTTCAACCATGTGCTTCACATCGGTCAGGAAGTCCACAATCTTCATGGGGTTGTACTGAACCGGCATCAGCGTTGGTTCAGCATCTTTCAAGGCCGCTTGCAAGCGGTCACGGAATTGGGAAAGGGTTTCGGTGCTTTTCTGCCTGATCTTTGCCTTGGGAACAATCAGGAAATACATATTCCTGATCCGGTGGCCGGGATGGGTCAGTTCATACCAATACTTGTATTCGTGAAGCTGACCGGAAACGGCGTAGTTCTTGGCGTTGTTGGAATACTTGAAATCGTACAGATCAAACGCTTCAAATTCATCCAAATCTTCACCGGTGATCAGCCCATCCAGCTTCAGGCCCTTCCCCACGGGAACCAGATAATCCATGAAGCCGATGAAATCAGCGTTCCCAATAGGCAATTCAAAGGTTCCGCCCGGTGGCAACATGGCCTTTGCCTTGGGGATCATTGCTTCCAGCTTCATCATTTCATGAATGTGATCATCCGTCAGAACCGGGAAGCTGTTCTTGTAGAAGTCAAGGGCTTGTTCAACCCCTTCTTCAATGCCGGTGTGAAGGGCGGTGCCAAGGATCAGGGCGTTGTCTGCGTCCGTGTTCGGGATCGTGTCTATCCCTTCCACATATCGCAAGCGGTATTTGTATGGGCATCTATCAAAGACTTCAACCCGGCTGTGGGAAACTCGCATTGTTTCACCCCTTTCACAATAGTCTTGAAGGCTTCAAAGCCTTCCGGGTAAAGGATGAACCCGAACCCCTGTGAACCGTTGATTTGAGCCAAATTACGCTTCTGAAGCACAGATGGGGTTCCATCGGTGGCCTTCAGCTCCACTTCAAGGGCAATGCCCTTCACGGTGATCCGCATATCGGGAAGGCCGCTTTTCACATACCGGCTTCCACCCCAACGCTTTTCATAGAAGCCACAGGGCGGGGCGCTCATGCGGTCAACAGGTTCACCCAAGGGATATATCCCTTCAGCTTCCAGCCATTTCTTCAGGCGATTTTCAAAGTTTTTTTCACCGGCCATCGGCTTACCCCTCCAACATCTGAATCAGGCTGTGAATACCTCTGACTTGGGTGAAGCCCTGAATTTTACCCGTTCCAGCGTAGAATTGGAACAGTTTATCATCAGACTTCCGCCAACAATGGAAATGTCCGGTTTGCTCATTCTTCAGTTGGTATTCAATGCCGTGGGCTTCAAACTGCTGAATGGCATAGGCGATCCGGTCGGGGTTCTTTGCAACCCGTTCTGAATGAACCTGTTTGGCATGATTTTTCAGGGCATCCCACACTTCATCCCTTGCCATCGGCCCCACCGTCCATTTCATAATGTTCAAAGGTTGCCACACTTGCCATAGCCGAAAACAGATCGGAATAATACTGAACAGCGGAATCACGGTCAATATTGTGTTTATCAGCCGCCGCAATCAGTTCATGAATGGTGCCACCAACAATGCGGGTCATTTCACTTGCCCAAGCGTCAGCTTCTTTCGGGGTCAAACCTTCCATTACTGCCCACCGCCTTTCAGGGTGATCTTCACATAACCGGCCTTGGCGGTGGTCTTGGAACACTCGGAAGCAATGTCCGGGTATTTCTTCTTCAGCTTTGCGGAATCAATGCTGGTGGCATTGGTGGGCTTCACAAGGGTAAGGTTCAGAACATCGGATTCAAACTTATCCACACCAAACTTCACCATTGCTTCATACAGCTTGGCCTTCATTTCCTTTTCCTGTTCCTCAATGGCCTTCTTGTGGGCGGTCAGGGAAGCAATGGCGTTCAGGGTGGCAAGCTGGGTGTTCTTGAACTCCTGAAGGGCCGTTTCTTCATCGAAGGTGGCCGAACCACAGGCGTTCGGGTTTTCCTGACAGGAATCAGGACAAGTGTGGAAATCCGGGCATTTGTGGCAACACCCATCAAATTTTCCACGGGGGCAAGCATTTTCACATTTGATCATTTTTCGGGTTCTCCTTTCAGATAAACATTCAACTGCTTCAGGCCGAAGGCGGAAGCGGCTTCATGGTTGTCAAAATAAATGTCGATCTGGTTTTCACCGTATTTGTCAATCACCCATTGGGCGAGGCGATCCTGAACGATGTATTCACCCAAGCCTTCCACTTCCACCACGGTTCCCAAGGGAAGCGGGGAAGCACAGGAAACACCGGCTTTCAGTTCCACACCAGCGGCACCATATACAATGCCGTTGGGCCGGTTCTTGGCCCATTCACCGCAACACTTTTCACAGGAACAATAGGCGGTAATTCTGAAACTGCCCAACAGCACCGGTTCAGGTTCGGCGGGTTCTTCCACCAGCGGAGTTTCCACCGGCTCCAAGATCACATCCGGGGTCACGGCGGTAAGCTGATCCGGTTCAATGGGGGCATCCGGGGCCTTGCTGTTGACAGCAGAACAGCGCCCAAATATAAACCCCATTGCAAGGCCCATCAGAAGGGCCACAAGGAACATCCGCCTGAACCGCTGGTTAAGGGCTTTGCGGCGCTGTTGCCGCTTGCTCATACTTTCTGAATAGTTCATCGGTATAGTCCTTTCTCATTTCCAAAGTGGAAAGAATATCTTCTTCAACCGTTCCCGGACAGATCATCAGGTAATAGAAACAGGGCCGTTCTTGCCCAAGGCGGTGAATACGCTTTTGGGATTGCTCCCACAATTCCGAACCTTGGGGAAGGCTGAAGTAAATGATTTTGTTGGCAAGCTGGAAATTGCCGCCCATTGCACCGGCTTGATACTGAATGAAGGTAATGCTGTTGTGCTGGTAGCGGTAAGCATCCAAGTTCTTTTCTTCACCGGAAAGAACAGACACAGGCCGGTTCAGGCCCTTGGCAATCCCCTTCAGGCGTTCCATTTCTTCCGTGAAGTTATAGAACACAATCAAGCGATCTTCCGTGCTGTTCACCAAATCTCGGAAGGCTTCATAACGGGCCGGGTTATATAGGCCGCAAAGCTGACGGGCATACAGGCGGCGGGTCAAGCTGGTATCACCAATCAATTCCCGCTCATAGCTTTCATTGGAACCCCAAAAATCTGAATCAAGTTCAAATTCCTGAAGGGTGGCGGTGTTTATGCTGATCGCCCGTTCCCGCCAGAACTTCCAATATTCCTTTGCTGGGGGCGTTCTAACGGGAACAAAGTTCCGTTTAGGAAGGTCAATTCCGGCATCATCGGTGGTCATAAATACCGCCCCATGTTCAGCCAGCTTCTTCTTCAGCCGGTCAACATTTTTGTAACCGGTGATTTTCTGCCGCCAGAATCCATCTTCTTCAACCCATTCCGTTTCAATGTACTGCTTCCAAAACAGTTCCTTTGATATGTTCCATCCCAAAAGGCGGCATTGGCTCCACAGCTTTTCATACTTGCCGCCCGTGGGCGTACCAGACAGAAGGATCACATTATCAGGGTTCAGCCCAAGAATGAACTTTGACCGCTTGGCGTTCTCATTCTGGATCAAGGAACTTTCATCAAGCATCAGCGTAAACCCGGAAAGGGTTTTCAAAATCTTACGCCTGAAGGTCAGTTCATAGTTGATCACGCCGCAAATCCGGGTTGGGTTGTCGGTTTCAGCAACCGCCGCCATAAACCAATCAAATTCCTTCTTATTGGTCAGGTCATAAATCATCCAACAATGGTTCATGGCGTAGTTCTCAACCATGTGATCTATCCAATCAGAAACCTTGGAACATTGGCAGATCAACAGGTTTACCCGGCTATTTAGGGTCAGGGCTTTTTCTGAACCGACAAAAGTTTTCCCAAGTCCCATATCAAGGTAATAGGCGCATCGGTTGTGGCCTTCCGTCAGGTCAAGGGCCTGTTGCTGGTGTTGAAATAGCGTGATCATTTCACCTGAACCACTTCACCCAAAACCTTCTTGGCGTGGGTGGTAGAACCAAACAGCTTCTTCACCACAGCGGCACAGAACCCGGCGTAGTAGTCGTATGTATCACCAGCGCCACAGGAAACAATGGTTTTGGTGCCATCTGCCCACAGCACAATAGTTTTGGGGCCACTGAAGATCACCTTCTTCACAGGGGGAACGCCGGTATGGTGAAGGGGGAAACTGCACCGACAATTCATAGCATTCATTATTTTTGAAACGCTTCCCAAGAAATCATTGGCCGGTGCCAGCTTATCTTCCGAAAACCAAAACAGGCCCTTGGAACTTGCGTCATTCTGAACCTTTTCCAACTCCACACCGGCCTTTTTCTTGCTGGAATAGTAGTTCTTCACTACACCAACACACCCGGTATATTTGCCGCCGTACTCCGCATCAGGAAGCACCTTCACGGTCATTCCGATTTGCAACATCTTTATCATCCTTTCTTTCCAGTCAGGCGGACAATGTAAATGCAGTTGCCCACCCGGTAAGCGTCATACTTCTTGGGGTTCTTCTCATTCCACTTGCGCTTATGGGAAGAAACCGTGGAAAGTTTGGTTTTAGCTTCTTTCTCGGTGCCATACTCAAAGCACATATTCTTTGCGTTCCCGCTGGTCAGGAAATCTTCAATGGCTTTGACTTCCTCGCTCTTGGCTCCACCGTTGAAGGCTTTCTTGGGCGGGGCCTGAACATTATATTTAATTTCCATTACTTCACCTTCTTACAAAATTTCCGGGGCCGCTATCGTGTCGATATACAACAGATCTTCAGTTCCGGGGATAGGCTCATACAGGCTAACAGTTTGGGGTTCTTTGGCGCTCTTGCGCCGTGCATTCCCAATGGCTGACCGCATAGCATTACAGGCCACAGTGACAAACTTCACTTTTTGCAAATCAGGAAGGGCGAACCACCGCTTCACGCTGATCAGATACCGGAAGATCACCACATCAAACCATTCCGCCCGGTCAAGGCCCTGTTGGTCTAAATACCACCAAACAATATTGATGTTGTCCGTGGCAAATTGGGCTTCTTTCGGGGTAAGGGGGCGTTCATAGAACGATTTAGGCAACCGCACACCGCCGCCCACCTCGTTTTTCGCTGGTTTCACTCATTCCCCCCCCCCAATCTGTCAGGCAGTCAGGCCAAAGAAGGTGTTGAAGGCTTCAGCGCCCACATACTCCCTGAACTTGGCGGGGTTAATGTAGTAATTCCAGTTGTTCCCGGTGCCGGGAACGGCATTGCCGAAGGGCAGAAGCCCACGCTGAAGGCCGATCCGCACAAACTGATCAGATTTGCCCATACACCGGGCCGCTTCCTTCACGCTGATTTTCTTCACCGGGGGCGGGGCATCAGTAACCGGGGCGGCTCCATATCCCATCAGGAAATCAAAGGTCACGCCGGTAACATCGGCCAGCGCCTTGATCCGCTCTTGGTTGGGGGTGTTCTTCCCGGAAAGATACTGACTGATTGCGGCCTTGGAAATCCCGGCCTGTTCAGACAAGGCGGATTGGCTCATGTTGGCCTGTTCCATAGCGTTCTTCAAACGCTCTGCAAAGGTGGTCATTGTGCGTACTCCTTTCATTTTTTAAGATTTCCGTGTGTAAACACGGCGGACAGTAAGAAATAACATCCCGGCCAATGTCAGACAGCTTTTCGGGATAGGTCAGGGGAAACATTTCCCCACACTTCTTACAGCGAACTTGGCGGGTGATCATCATTGGCTTACCACCTTGAAATGACCGGGTTCCTTCATCGGTTCCACATCCACGGTGGAAACCAAAGCCCACCAATCGGCTTCCGGGTAAAGATTGCGGTCACTTCTCAAAATGGTTCGATCCTTGAAGTGAACGGCCTTCCAATCCTTGGTGTCAATCAACTTCATTGGTTATCACTCCTGTTCTTCAAAGGCCACTTCACATTCCCCACAGAGAACATGAACTTCCTTGGTGGCCCGGATGATGGTTCCGCAACAGGGGCAAACATACTTACGGGAACTTGATCCCCCCCCCTTCCGGGAACCCTTCAGCGGATTGGTACGGGGCCGAACCAGACAGAACCCGGACTTGCCAAGGGATTTCACAAAGGCTTCTGCTTGCGGGTTCAGGGTGGTTTTGTGCCATCCGTACTTTTCGCCTTTCTCCACGGTCAGCCCGTGGGCTTCAGCGGTTTCCTTGAACTTCCGGTTGTGGTATGAACCAGAACGGGAAGTGTCTTGAACATTGTCCTGAAGGTTCTGAAGGTGAACCATTTCGTGAAGCAAGGTTCCACAGGTTTCTTCAAAGGGGCGGTTCAGGTATTCGGCGCACAGGTTGATTTCGTAATAGCCGCCTTCCTTGGTGCCGTCTTGCCACGCCTTCCAACCGGTACACCACCCATAGGCCCCACGGGTATGATCCGGGGAAACGGTGATCACAGGCTTTTCCAACTTCCCTTCAAAGAAGGCTTTGTTGAACTTTGAAAACAAGGTTTCAAGTTCATCAATGACCGGTTTCAAACTGACTTCATTCATGGTGCTTACTCCTATTGAACACTATATGTGCTCGATTTAGTTAAAAAAAAGTTCCTGAACCGAAACGCCAAAGAAATTGGAAATGCGAACCTTCACTTCATCACGGGGAACCCGTTCATCACGCTCATACATGGCATAAGAAGATTTGGTGATCCCAAGTTCCTTGGAGATTTCGTCTTGGGTTCTGCTCCCACGCAGTTCCCGAAGTTTCTTGCCAACACTCATATTTGCACATCCTTTCTTCAGAATTAGAACAGCCAAAGCCCCAACAAGCAATTTCCGGGCGGTCATATCTTTTATATGGGGATTGATACCCAATACCCGAACCCATAAACCGGGGGCGCTCATGTTGTCGCTGTTGCCCTGCCATCATCAGCACCGGTGGGGCGGTTCCGGTGGACGGGCCATCAGGCCCGTTTCGGCTTATTCAGCATCCATATATTTTGCAGAAACCTTAATCATTGATTCTGCAACCGCTTTATCGGTTGCACCCCGATAAGTTTTATTGAACAGGATATACACAAGACTAAAGGTTATATCATCAGAAGAATCATAGGCAACTTCAAGAGTAGCTTCCGGGCAATCTTCCATGGTCTTTTCGTGGGGAAGGGTAAAAGCGTGGGGCACACCATAAGTGGTAAGCATTTCATCCAGTTTTTCAAGCAAAGTATCATCCATATCAGGGTGTCCTTCACGATCCTTAATGGTGACATAGGTATCAAAAACATGAACCTTCATTTTCAAATCCTCCCAATCAGTTCGTGCACCTTTTGTGCTCGTCTGATTATCATTATACACGATATGTGCTCAAAGTCAAGCACAACTGAACACAAATTGTGCACAAAGAAATGTGTTACTAATTGTGCACATCGACGGATTGACTTTGTGCACATAATGTGTATAATAAATTATAGAAAGACTTCTGAAAGGGGTGCACTTATGCCGAAGTTTTCTGATCGGTTCAAGCAATTACGAACCGAACGCCGCCTATCTCAACAGAACTTGGCGGATCAGCTTGGGTTTTCCAAAAGTAGTGTGAATATGTATGAACGGGGCGAACGGGAACCGGGCCTTGAATCTATGGAAACCATAGCAGACTATTTTAATGTTGATTTGGATTACCTCATGGGTAGATCAGATATTCCGAACCGGAATGAATGGTTGAAAAGCATCAATAAATCTGTGGTAGTCGAACCTTCACAACCACAGGTGAAGTTTGATAATATCATCCCAATTTCTACAAAGCGTTTTCCTCTACTCGGTGACATTGCTTGCGGTAAACCCATCATGGCAAACGAAGAAAAGGAACTATATGTGGAAGCTGGTGCCAACATTCGTGCTGATTTCTGCTTGAAGGCCAAGGGTGATTCCATGATCGGGGCCAGAATCTATGACGGGGATATTGTGTTCATCAGAAAACAGGAAATGGTGAACAATGGCGAAATTGCCGCTGTTATCATTGATGATGAAGCAACCCTGAAGCGTGTGAATTACTATCCCGAAAAAAATCTATTGATCCTGAAGGCTGAAAACTCCAACTATGAAGATTTAGTTTATACCGGGGAACAGTTGGATCATATCATCATTCTTGGTAAGGCTGTGGCCTTCCAAAGTGATGTAAGATAGAAGGTGGCTGGATGAAGAAGTTTTTGAAAGGCTTTGGGATCTTCTTTTTCAGTTTCGGGTTTATCGTCTACACAATCATGTTTTTTACGGAAGCGCCAGAACTCCGCCCCGTATTCATTATGATGGATGTCATTATGGGGTTCTTCCTGTTCCTGCTTCTGCGAAAAAGAAAGCCAAAACAGAAGGCCCCACCCAAAACAGAACCCACCGTTCAGGTTCATTCCAATCTGAACCCGGAACGGGCTATTAAATCCATGCCGGGGGCCTACACCGTAGCAGAAGCCAAAAACCATGTGCGGATTGTTCAAGATTGTTTGAACATCTTTGAAAAGACGAAGAACCTTGAAACATTCTTTTCCCGCTATGAATATGGTATGCAAATAGCCCTGACGGTGGATCAAGCGGCCAAGGCCGGGATCATCCCTTACACATCTGATCTTCCAGCTTCTTTCTTCAAGGCGGCTGATAGTCAGAAAGAACGGGTTTTGTTAGATTCCTATTCCGATCAGAAAGCCAAGATCGATGAATTGAAAACCGCAAAGGCCAAAGCCACCCATTGGAACCGGTATCTGAACACCCTGAAAGAATACGAAGATCAATATTCCATGAACCCTGATTCTGAATATCCTGAAGTTCTGGAACAGGTCAAAGGTGAACTTGCCAAACTCGATCTGTCCACATCCGTTCCGCCGTCCAATCCCTGAAAACACAGGAAAATCAAGGCTTTGGAACAGGTGGAACAGATAAAGCGCCGGTTCTCTATATACTTTTTTTCTTTTATATATTTTTTTTATCTACTCTTTGAAGTAATATAATATCCGTTCCAAGTGTTCCATTCTCTCAAAGCCGCACCCCGCAAGGATTTTAAGCGGAACGGATATGGAACAAATGCAAAAAAAAAATGACCGCCCCCGGTCTTGCACACCGGAAGCGGTCAGGCGAAACAAACCCTTTTGAAGTTAATGTTTCAAACGCCTTTGAACATTATATCACATGGGGTTTAGCTTTGCCATACCCAATTTTGAAAGTTCAGGTGATATAATGCGAAATCCAAACGGGTATGGAACGGTTGCAAAGCTATCAGGCCAACGCCGCCGCCCATATATTGTGAAGAAAACCATAGGTTGGAATGACAAAGGCCACCCCATCTATGACATTATCGGCTATGCTGAAACCCGTGAAGCCGGGAACATCATGCTTGCTGAATACAACCGTGATCCTTGGGATGTTGACCGGGCCAAGATCACCCTTCAACAGCTTTTTGACCTCTGGAAAGAAAAGAAGGCCCCGAAGCTGGGGGAATCCAACCGTTCTTCCCTCTGTTCAGCGTTCAAGCATTGTTCAGCGTATGTGAACAAGCCTTATAAACAACTGCGATCCTACCAAATGCAAGAAACCATTGATGGTTGTGGGAAAGGGTATAGCACCCAAGCGGCCATCAAGAACTTGTGGGGCCACCTTGACCGGTTCGCCCTTGAAATGGATATAATAAACCGGTGCTTCTCCGAACTTCTGACTTCTGATCCAATACCGCCCACCAGCCGCCTTCCGTTCACCAACGATGAAATCAAAACGGTGTGGGAACATCAGTCTGATCCTTGGGTTGATACTGTTTTGATCTTGCTATATTCCGGGTGGCGTATCTCTGAATTTTTGAACCTGAAACCTGAAGATATAGACTTGAAGGAAGGCACGATGAAGGGCGGCACCAAAACGAAAGCCGGTAAGAACCGCATTGTTCCCATCCATCCAAAGATCAGGCCATTGATTGAACGGCGGCTTGCCGAAGGTGGCCCCCGGCTGATCAGCTACAACGGGAAAGTTTGCAACCAAACCCAATACCGGATATTTTGGGCGGATATTATGAAGGCCCTGAAGCTGAACCATACCCCGCACGAATGCCGCCACACCTTTGAAACCAAATTGGATAGCGCCGGGGCCAACCGGAAATGTATTGATTTGCTCATGGGTCATGTGTCCAAGGACACGGGAAACCGGGTCTATAATCACAAGACTTTGGACGAACTGAAGGCCACCGTGGAACTGATTCCATAGGGTTCAAACCGGTGAACATTTTAGGCCGCTGAACGCTGAACTATACACACATTAGTAACAAGAAAACCCCGAACCCCTGAAAAATCAAGGGTTCGGGGTTCGTCTGTTTTTATTGCACCATGTGCGTGCTCCATATATTCTTTTGTGAAGGATTTTCTCTGTGTAATAGAGGAAACGCCGATGCCCATAAAACTCTGATCGCCGATTTTCTTGAG